CGCGTTATGGCTAAAAAGGCCGCTGCGAAAATCAAAAACGCGCAGCGGTCTCTTTACCATAACGCACATTATGCGGGACCCCATTATCCAAAAAATCAAAAATAACGGTCAATTTTTTTTCGGGGACGTTTTGTGGTCGAAAATGTCTTTTGCTGATTTTTCGTGCGAGGTTGGTGTGAATAATTTAAATCTAAAAAATGTTTTGGCGGCGTGCGATATTTTTATTTCTGGGGAGTTTGTAGGGTTTGTGAGTTTGGATTTTTATCCTGAGTGTGGGTTACACGCATTAGTTGTTAAAAAAATGCATTTTGGTTTTACAGAGAGCTATTCAATTTTGGTTCCCGCCGCCGATTGGGATTATGTTTGTGGTTTAGGATTGCAATCTGGAAATGAAATTTTGGTTCCAGTTATAATAGATTTTAATTTTCACACCTCGCATCCTCTAATATGGCTATCTGATGGGCATGGAATAACAAAAAAACAGTAATTTCCGCCGCCAACCATCCGCAGAATTTTATCGTTTTTTCACCATCTCAACTGTTGAATTTCCGTTAAATCCCTTATAGGCAAAACATATCGAATGACAGCATAAAATATCGCGATATCATTATGTTTTTAAATGATAAATTACGATATTTTTCCGGCAGAACCTATTCGATTTCATCTCTAAAATGGCTTGTTTGCCATATCCGTCATTTTTTGATCAAATTGCCTCAGAGAATTTTTGTGGGGCTCCTATGCATATATATGACACCGAAAACCCCCGTACCAGTAATACGGGGGTAATTCCAGACAACATCTCTGCTGAATGTTGCACAGGTGATTTCCCCCTGATTATAGAGTCGTTCGATGGTGAGGCGTTTCACCTAAAAATGGGTGATTTTTATTATTGCTGCAAAAATTTAGATGAATTACAAAATTTCTGTTTCAACTATTTCATGGGCGGATTTTATGACTCAGGCAACTATTGACACAATTTCGTTTTCTGCTCCGATTTCGTCTCTGAAATACATGGACAGCTATTTTTTCGGTGAGATTTGTCCGTGGCCGGAATTCCCTCAAATGCCAGAAAATGGCGATCTGCATCTATTCCAGCTGCAAAAAACCGAGGCGTTGGAACAACGTTTGGTGGGACTAGTGAGTAAATTTTTGGGTTTACATCTATCGCCAGCAACGGGGCGTGGTTATCAGGGGTACCTAGACCATCATGCAATTTTGGACGTTGACGGTAAACAGAACTGTGGAATTTTGGCTCACGGGGGGAATGCCGGAACTTTTTATCTGTACCTGAACGGCACTGGATGTAAGATTTTTTTTGAAAAAAATACTCCTGAAAATCTCCATGGATTTCTCAACGAGATTCTGCAGGTTTATCGGCTCAATCGCCTAGATATTGCGTATGACGACTACTCCGGCGCAACGAACGCTCAGTCCGTTGTCGATGCGTATGACGCTGGGGCGTTCTATGCAGGAAGAGGGGTTTCTCCTCAAATCCAAATAATTTCGACCAGACGAGAGCAAAAATCCCTCGGCGAAACAGTTTACGTTGGTTCTCGCACGTCACAGGTCTACTGGCGAACCTACGATAAAAATGCAGAACAAAAAATCGCCAATCCATCCACTCCGTGGATTCGCCACGAGGCGGAGTTGAAAAAAATTTCGATCGACCTGCTGTTGGATATCGATGCTGCGTTTGCTGGCTGTAACCGGTTCGCGTCCGCATTGGTTGCAACCGAGCCCGTCGTTGTCCGGACGCCGGTGGAAAAAGCTGCTATCTCGCTAGAGTCGAAAATTTGTTGGGCTCGGAGAGCAGTCGGAAAAACGCTCCGGAGTCTGATCGATGCGTTTGATGCTCCGACCGCGCTAGCCCTGCTAACGGCTGGGGAGGGAGGGAAACTGCATTTAACACCGGGGGAAATTTCTGTTTATCGAGATGCGTTGCAGATTTGAGGGTTAAATGGCTGATTCAGATAGCATTTATTTTGATTTCGATTTTTGGGTTGATGGGATGTATTTGGGGTGCAGGCCGTTCGCCGATGGGTTGGTTGAGCTAGGCGTGGGTTCAGAAAATGGGTTGGAGTTGTCCATTTTTTGTGCGGAATCTGTATTCCAAAATTTTCCACAGGAGTTGGAACAGGGGCATCGGGCCCGATTCCCAATTTTTTTATGGCCAGCATCGGGGGAAAAGGTCGTCTGGCTGCGTTCAACAGATGTTCAAATTTTATAAGGGTGAAAATATGTCATTGTTACTAAAAGGAAAATTTCTCGGTGCGCGTAATCGGGAATTCACCAACGCGCAGGGGTCATACAGTTTTTACGAATTAGGGGTTGAAAATCAGCGCCCTGATGGCTGGGGAGGTCAGCAATCGGTGCAGACGGCGGTGCGAATCCCGAAAAAATTCGTTGATTCCGGAATTCTCGATAAATTTCAGCGACTTGTCGGGAAAAGCGTTCTCGTTCCCGTCTGGGTTGACGCATATACGGGAAAATCCGGGGCTGCGGTGCAAATTACGTTGGAATCCGACGCCATCGACGTGCTGCCAGACCAGAAATAAAAAACTGTTTTAGGGGAGATGAAAATGCTGGAGACGATTTTTTATTCCGTAATTTTCGGTGTGGCCGTCTACAAAATCGGGAATTTTTTTATGAATTTTCTCATCGCTGTCCGAGCCCACTATTGGGGGTGAGATATGGGTGAATTATGGGCGCAAAACTCTGATTTTTATTTTTTTGCGTTCAACACCGTTGTGGGGCTGTGGCTGGTTTCTCACTGCTGCGGCCTGCTACTGAGGTTGGTGCGGTTCGGCTAGAAATAGCCAAAAAAATAATATTTATCAATCAATTAATCTGGAGACATAAACTATGAAACTGAAAAATATTTTTGTATCTGCTGCTGCGTCTGCTTCAATTCTGGCTCCTGCGGTGGTTCTGGCCGCTGAGGGGGCGTCAGCAGCCCTTGATTTTTCCGGCGTCACCGAGGGGTTTTCTGTAACCGCTGTGGTTACTGCGGTGATGGCGATTGCCGCCGGATTGATGGGGTTATATCTGGCCATCAAAGGGGTGCGAACGATTATGGGGCTCGTTCGCGGCGGCTAATTCTGTTACTGGGAGGGGGAGATCCCTCCCTATTTTTTATTATTTTTCATAGGGTTGTCGAATGGACTGGCAGATGGTTTTTTTCCTCTGGGGACTCGTCAGTGCCTGGGCGGCGATTTGCGGATTGAGGGGGTTTTAATGTGCGAGATGATTTTTACTGAGTCCGGACAAAAAGCTGTTGTTCTGCTGGCCGGAATTTTTTTCATGTTCCTATTTTTTGTTCTGATTTCATTCAAACTATGAAAAAAATTGTTTTACTGGCAGTGGGGGCTGCGTTGTTCTGCGCCGCCGCTAACGCGATCATCCCCGCGCTGGTTATTGGGGCAGAAACGATCGGCGGTTTTGCGCTGAGGTCGGCGATTTCGCGGGGAGCAGCGCAGATGGCCGTATCTGCGGCAGAACGGCAGGTGCTGGTTAATTCTACAAAAATCGCATTAAATCAGTCCGTTGCGAGGCTCGCAACAGGCTATGCCAATCCAACGAAATTTCAGTTGGCGAGCGGCGCGGCTAGTTGGGCCTATATCGGGGATTCGCTACTAAAAATTGGCGACGAAATTTTTGGTTCCGATCCGAATGCTGGAATTTCATCCAGCGCGGACATAAAAAATGTTGATAATGGCAGGGAATTTTATATCGGTGCGGGCAAAGGCGGCACAACTCCGTTTTTATCGGGAGATCATCCAGAAAATTTAATCTTGTCGGCCTATAAATTTCGTGCGGACAGTGGGGGCCTGTATTGTCCTAGCGGTGCGCAATGCACCTACGGGACGGCCCTCCGGATGAATCGAGTCACTCCCTCTGGCGATGGTCGATTCACCCAGTATGAGGCTGGGTATGATATTTCCTACAGCGGCAAAATGGTTTCGCTCGGAGAAATTTTTTCTGTTCATAAAAATGCTAGTTATGACCAAAATATAACCCCAACATCGCCGGATATCACGACCGCCCAGCAGGAGACCGCAAAAAATACGCCGTTGAACGCCCAGCAAATGGCAGACACGCTAAACTCGCTGCTACTGGATGCGGCTAGCCAGCCAGATTACCGAGGAATCCCGATAACCAGTTCGACGCCGTTGGTCACGGCGCAGGATATTCGCGATGCTGCTGCCGCTGTTGGTCGGCCCAATCCATCTCAGGTGGAATGGACCAGTCCGTGGACTGACCTGCAACCAGAAACCCAGCCTCAGCCGCAACCCGAGCCGAATCCTGAACCCAACCCGCAGCCGGAACCGCCCGCCGTTCAGCCGACATTAGATAGCCCGCCAGATGGAAAAACCGTTTTGGCTCCGATAACTGGTGCGTTTTCTGAATGGGAAAATTTTTCGATTGGATCGCGTTCAGCTCAGTGCCCGACGGCTGAATTTTCCGTCTGGGATAAAAATTTCATTGTCGATTCCCACTGTGGGTTGATTGAAAAAAACCGCGAGCTCATAAAATTGTTTTGCCTGATTTGCTGGGGATTTTCATCATTCAGGCGCGTCATGTCGGCCTAATATAATAGAGGTAATAACATGTTAGCTGCATTATACACAGCGCTCTCATTCCTGCTGCGCTCGGTCGTGATGAAATTTGGAATTATGTTCGCCCTATTTTTTGTTGTGCAGGAATTTGTTCCGGTCCTGATGTCATTGGTAAATGTTTCTCCACTGCCACTGGTTGAGTTATTTGATCAACTACCTGATTCGGTTTGGTATTTTTTAAATATATTTCAGGTCCCGACTGGCATCGCGATGATGGTTTCAGCAATTATCACGCGATTTATTATTCGCCGAATTCCATTAATAGGATAAATATCAGTGGCAATTTCAGCGTATGTCGGCGTGCCGGGTAGTGGGAAAAGTTTTGAGGTTGTCCGGTCTGTGATAATTCCCGCAGTGGCTCAGGGTAGGCGAGTTGTATCAAATATTTATGGCCTGAATCCTGAAAAAATATATGAGTTTGTTAGGCGAAATAATAAAACCGAAAATATAGGTGAGGTTATTTCAGTCACTAACGAGCAGGTGCAGGATGAATATTTTTTTCCCTATAAAAATGCTTTAACAGATGGGAAAAATACATTTTGTCAGGCAGGGGATCTAATTTGTGTTGATGAAGCATGGAGAATTTGGGGCTCCGATTCAACTGTCCCTCAAAATCATCGCTCATTCATTGCCGAGCACCGACATTTTTCCCACCCTGAAACAGGCGTAACCTGTGATTTAGTGGTTATAAATCAATCGATTAGCAACCTTCCCAGATTTATTCGTGACCGAACCGAAACCAGTTACAGGATGACAAAATTAAAATCTCTGGGTCTTAGTTCCATGTATCGCGTTGAAGTTTTTGGGGGCGCAAAACTCACTAAAAATGAACGCGTTTCAGTCAAAAATTATCGTTACGACAAGAGGATTTTCCCGTTATATCAATCGTATGACGGAAACGGTTCTGAACAGATTGTCGATAAACGGCAGAGCATTTTTTCAAACATCACTCTGCTGATTGTTATCGTGATATTGGTAGTTACGGTGTCACTAGGGGGGTGGTATCTATGGGTTTTTTTCCATCCTGAGAATAAAAAAATACCTGTTCACCAAAATCAGCCTGCGGGAGCGGTCAGCCAGTCCCAGCAAAATCCCGCCGTTCCTGCACCAGCGCCGCTCGCCACTCCAAGAATCTCAACCCAATGGCGGGTTAGCGGGCTAATTCAGGACAAAAACGGTCGATTTATTGTGCTGTCTGGCGCTGATGGCCGTCAAAGGGTCGAACCAGCGGCGGGGTTCATCGTTAACGGTTCAATTATCTCAGGGGTTATGGATGGGGAAATCATCACTACGTGGTCAGGGAGTTCTGCTAAATGAAAAAATATGTTTTTCCGCTGTTGCTGGCATTTTCACCTCAATCCCACGCAGCTGGGTCTGGTGTTGATTTTGAACTGAAGAGCGTTACCGTGCCAGATGCATTGTCTATTTTTTACACGCAGATACTAAAAAAGCCATTCAGGCTGTCGCCGGATGTGGTTGGAATGCCCGAAAAAATATCGTTCCGTTTGATGCCAGAACAGGACGCTAGGCAATTTCTGATTGACTATATGGGCGACATTGGAGTGGTGGTAAAAACCAAAAGCGGAGCGGATTTTTTCTATAAACCGATTCAGGTTGAGAAAAAAACACCTCAATTTTCGTATGTTTATCGCCCATTATATCGATCGCCAGAATATCTGGCCGCACAGCTGAAAACTCTGGTTGATGATGCCGCTAGATTTGCACAGGGTGAGGGAATCAATTCCGACTCGCTGGTTTTTTATGGATCACGCGCCGATATCAGGCGAATTTCTGATGTTCTGCCGCAGTTGGATACTCAGGCTGATGAGGTGTTGGTTTCAGGATATGTCTATGAAATTCAGGCTAATTCTCGCGATGGTTCGGGGTTGCAACTGGCAGCTAGCCTGCTGAATACAAAACTAAATTTTCAGATAGGTGGAAATTCGCGGGGATATGAAAATTTTCTGAAAATCTCGACTGGCTCGTTGAATGCCATGGTTGAGTTGTTTAAAACTGATAATAGATTTCACGTTGTTTCATCCCCAACGCTACGTGCTCGTTCTGGTGCTGATGCGCGATTTTCTGTGGGTTCATCTACGCCGACGCTGGGGAACGTTTCGTATCAGGGGCAGTCCGCTGTCCAGTCGGTTGTTTACCGCGATTCGGGGATAATTTTTTCTGTTAGTCCGACGATCAGAAAAAACGTGATTGATTTAGAAATTTCTCAGGAGATGAGCAATTTTACGGCCACCGACAACGGGGTAAACTCCTCACCAACTCTGATAAAGCGCGAAATTTCGACCAGTATCTCACTGCAGGATGGCGAAATTATTTTATTGGGTGGTTTGGCTGAACAAAAAAATAATGATTCAAAAATGGGATTTAGTTTGCTACCGCTATTCGCTAGCGAGGGTTCAGACAGTTCAAAAACGGACATCGTCGTTGTTCTGCAGGTCAGAAAAATTCGTTAACGCTCACCGCAGCGCCCAGCGAGGAGGGCGTTAACGGGTTTTTCCCCGCTGTAGCACATCGGCTTTTTCGGCGTATTTTTGTACTGAAACCCGTTTGATTTAATTTTAATGCATTGAATTTAAATGGTTTTATTTTCCTATTATGCACAGCATCAGGGGATTTTATTGTATGTGCTGTAGCGGGAGGTTTTGTGTCCGTAAATTCTATGAGCAGGCTAGAACAATATCGCGTTCGCCAGGCTGAACGCATCGAGGCGATGAGCCGCGCCATTGACGAGGGGCGAACCACTGTTGTTCAATCAGTCGTATCTGCACAGGAAACCCAGCGTTATCGCATCTGTTTTTTATCGGAACGCCGGACGGCACAAAAATTTATTTTTGGGCTGTGCGGGGTTGGCCGCAGGCAGCGATTCTGAGAGTTTTCCCGCACTGAATTTCTGTTCATTTAATTGATATATAGGTGGTTTGTATGAGTATTTCAGGGCGAAATCCCATAATTCACGATGTTGCCAACCTGAAAAAAATGACGCCGGTTCAGCGAAAAGCCTACGAAATGGCACAGCTAAAAAATTCATTTGGGGACGCTGTTGATAATGGTTCGCTGCGAGCCCCAGTCGTATCAGCGCGGGCTATCGAGTTATTCGAGGGTGATGAGGCGCTGGCTGAAAAATGGTTGTCAGAGCCAAACAGAGCGCTAGGATGGAAAACACCGACTGAAATTTTATCTAGCCAGTCAGGAATCGACGAGGTTCTCAGACTGATCACCTGTATTGAACAGGGTGTTTATCCATAAAACTGTTTTGAGCAATTAGGCAAAATTGCCTGATTGGAAAAAGTGTTTTTGCTGAATGTGGGAATTTGCTCAGTGTGACGGTCAGTTCCTGCGTGAACCCCCATTGGTTCGCATAATGTATA